TTACTCTCAATTCCAATCCTCTTAACTGCATAAAACACGAAAAACAATTACAATATGAATTACCCTTTATGCACCAACAACAAACTCGCAGAACGCGTGAAGTTTTCCTTACGTCAACGAATGTATTATGCATTAGTTGAGAAGTACGGAACGATAGCCCAACGGCAACGCATGTTCGACAAGTATAAGTCGGTTCGAGATCCAGACTTTCGCAAAGAATTCATCAAATTGATTAGAGTTCCAGCGTTTGTCTCAAACTCATCGCATCCTAAGTCAACTGCTAGCCGTACTGGCAATCGTGTGGCGTTAATAAACGCCATCCGCGATGTTGGAATGGAACCTTATGAGATCTCTCCAGATCAAAGCGCTTTACACGCTGGTCGTAGAGATTTCTGGTGTGAGAAAGATCTCCATCATAAGCAACGTTCTGATGTCGTGGACCCTAACCATGTCTTGTTATTCATAGACGTGGACTACTACCCGGAAAATTTTGATGACTACTTGCGTCTTGGTCAACCAATTGTGATTTATACTTTTAATCCTAAGGCTTCATTTGGAGTTACTGATGAATACTCATGGCGTTCAACCATTGAGAACGAGGTTATCTATGAAGTCCAAGGAGGTGAAAAGTATAGACATAAGTTGTGGAACTGGGACATGTCTTCAGTATCGGCACCCCTAAAGAGCGGGGGGTGGATCACCTACTTAGTCGAACGTAGGACTGATCCTACCGATCCAAACCACTGTATAGTAGTTCTCTCGCCCTCCGCAATCTCTCCGCCATCTCTCTTGAAGGATATCCCTCGCAACAGGATGAAACGACGCAATCTAAATCAGGTTATTATCTGTGGATCCACTGTTTACATCCCTGGCCCTGCTCTGACTGTTGAAGTACCACTTAACGCTTGGAACGCCATACTGGCGATGCGTTCTGCTGGGACTCTAGAAAGAGCTCGCGTCAACAACGTGCTTAGGAACGCAGGTATGACTGACACCGTACTTGTGATAGACTCACTGATCGAGGTAATCAAAGCGGATCCGACTTGTGAATATCGTAGTGATACTACGATCTCTCGAGGAGCATTTTGTCTACCTGACTCTGATACGGTCAAACCATGTTTAAAAGAAACCATTCAACCTCTTGTCGAACACCCCGCAGCTGTTCCTACGTTGGATGAGGCCATGGAGGACGTATCTATCCAGAAACGTGTCGTTGAGACGGACAACTCACGACATGTCGCTTCTGATCTTCAGAAGTTTGTAGACGAATTCGTTGTACTTAGCATACCAGCTACAAAGCTCAGTCCCATTGATGTTATGGACTACCTCGATCAAATGAATCGCCCAAGCCAGAAAGCTCGGGCGACGATCGGAGTAGGAAATTTTCAACTGAATACTTACACAGGAAAAGTTGACACCAACACTAAAGGTGAATCTAAGGATAGCTACACAGCTGCACGCTTATACGACAGCCCCGAGCCAGGAGCTAATGCCGAGCTAATGACTTATGTCAAACCATTGACCCAACATCTCCAGGAGAACTTTAAGTATTTCATGCCGGGCCGCAAACCCCACGAAATTGCCGAAGCACTCCAGGAGTTGAAAGCGAAGTTTCCGCTTTTGGATATGGACGATATCGAATCCTTTGATGGTTCGATGTCAGCTCAGCTTTGTAACGCTTTTGAGACTTTCTTCAGTAAGAGTTTCAAATACAGTTTTCGTAAGAATGCTGTCAAGCTGTATAAACAGATGATGGGTTCCAAACGCCGCTTCCGTAGTGGTAAAAAGGTTCCCAAAACTTCTGCTTTACTTTCCGGCTTGAGCCTTACATCGCTTTTTGGTACGTTTATTAACGCGCTCATTCACTACGTGTCGAAGAGGGTTGATGGTCTCACCAAATCCGAAGCTATCGACAGCTTAGGTGTTTACTTCGGGGACGACTCTGTAACTCCCCATTCTAAGTCAGCCGTACAAGTTTTCAAGGCATTCAACATGACCCTTAAACAATACACGACTGATGAAGAAATTGAATTCCTGTCTAGAGTTTTTCCAGACATTACTAATTCTCTTGCTTCACATTGCAAGTTAGATAGAGCTCTATCTAAAATACACTATGGCAAAACAGATGATATACAGCATCTAGCCAATAAGTGCTTAGGATATCGAGCATCTGACTCACTCACCCCTGTATTAGGTGATTTTTGTGACAAGGTTTTAGAGTTAGTATGTCCAGACGAGGCGAAACTGGATAGGGAGACAGCTTACAAACTTACAATGTCTTGGCCTCAAGATTCCACGGTTATAACCTCTGAACATCTTTACGATAACCTGGATGAAGAGTCCTGTTGTATTTTTGTTGAGGCTCTCGAGAAAGTGACGGATATCGAGGGTCTCAATTCGTTACCTGATATAGCGAATAAGCAAAAGAAAGTAAAAATTGCGCATGTCAACGCGTTTGGTGATTCCATCAACCCTACAGCAACACCTGCTGCGGATACAAAAATTGACCCCATTAGTCAAGATCTTCAGAAAGATTTAGACAACCTTCTTCTAGAAACAACTTCTATTAACAACCTATTTGCTAAACATGGCAATGTCAACCCAAAGACGGTACCAAGCGATCCGGAACCAGGCGACGAACCTGGGGATGGGGGCGCTAGGCTACCTGGGATACAACGCGATCTCGGGAGCCGGAAAGGGCCTGAACAAACGGATGGAGGACGTAATAGGAGGCAGAGCCCAGCCTCAACAAAATCCAGCGCCAATGGCGATGGTCCCCTACCAAAATCAACCAAACCAGCAAAGGCGCGGAAGAGGCAGGGGAAGAAGAAGAAAGGGAAAAAGTAATTCTGGTAACGTGCTTAATTTTCAACCTAATGTAACTTCTGCTCTCACTCTCACCCTCTCAGGACTGGACACTCCCGTTCCGGTGGCTGGTTTTAAAGCTACGGCTATTAAAATCAATTCACTGAGCGGCACTTCCAATCTCGGGCATTATATCGCTAAGGCATCCAACTTCGCCGGCATATTCCAGTACACATTCGTCAATTGGCTACAGATTGAATGGATTCCTACTACTGGATATACCACTGTTGGAACTGTCGCACTCGGTATTCAGCCTGACATCAGTGCTACCACTCCTGCCGACCTCCAAGCGATTTATTCTCTGTCACATAGTGTAGTAGGTGATCTCAAACAGCCCATTGTTCTAAGAATCTCCGGCGATCAACTTAGACAAAGCAGAGCTTATCCACTCACCCACGAATCTGGTGCATCAGAAGAACAGAAATCTGCTGGCGTCCTTTACACATGGGTCGACGGTGATACAGGAACTACATCTCCAGGTTACTTTAAAATTACAGCACAATACAATTACTCTCAATTCCAATCCTCTTAACTGCATAAAACACGAAAAACAAAACTACTTCTATTCTTTATTCTTTTCTCTCTAATTCATACCCCCTCCTCCGGTATTAATCAACCGGGGGAGGGGGGGGCGTACATTGAAAAGAAGGCTTAAGTCGGGCCTCGCCCTGGGGTGTACACGCAACCGGGACTTGTTCCCTGTTTGATTTGGAAAACGGCAAACACCACGTG